GAGATAATCAGGCTTAGAAGAGAGCTAGAAAAATGCAAAGAGGAGGACTGGTAATATGACCTATGAACCGACGACTTTCTATGGACTTATTGGTTTGGTTATTATTAACTTATCGGCAATTATCAATTCAGCTCTAAAAGAGAGAAAGAGAAACAGAAGCCAAAAGAAAAATGGTGCGTCTCTAGAAGAGGTCAAAGTACTAACAAAAAACATTGATACAAAAGTCGATAACTTGAATATCAACATGGCTCAACTTAGTACTGAGGTTAAGGGTATCAAAAACAACTGCCGTCAAACGACAAGAAGGTTTGAGAAAGGCATCAATGAGAACAGAAGGGACATCCTTGAAGTTGTGAAGGCGGCAAAAAAGTCATAGGGTAACTAAGAGATGCTAAAGCAGCCAGAGTTTAGAAAGGTGAAGTTTGGACAAATTAGACCATGGGACAAGAATCCCAGAAATATCAAGAAAGAGAGGCTGGAGAGGCTTGCTAAGAGCATCAAAGATAAAGGCTTATTTCAAACTCTTACATGCTGGAAAGAGGGCTCTTTCTATATTACCGGCGGTGGCAACATGCGATGGCAGGCGATGAGGCACATACTGAAGTGGCCTGAAGAGAGAGAGGTATGGATAAGCCTAAATTTTCCAGAGAACGAGAAAGAGAAGATTGAGCTCTCCTTGCTTGATAACATGAGGTTTGGTCAGTACATTGAGCAAGAGCTGGCTGAATTGACTTATCCTTATATCGGTGAGATTGAGCTTGAAGAGTTTGACATAGACTTGAAAGAGCCGGTTAATCTAAAAAACATTATTGAGGACTTTGGGCCCGACTTAGATGGTGAAGAGGAAGATGAAATTCCAGAGATAGATGATACTCCAGCGTTAACGAAATATGGTGATTTGTACCAACTCGGTAGACACCGGTTACTTTGTGGAGATGCGACAAAGGAAGAAGATACTAAGAGGTTGATGAAGGGGAGGAAAGCAGATATGGTCATAACGTCGCCTCCCTATTTTAATCAACGAGAATATTCAACATGGAAGAAATACGATGATTATTTGTCTGACATTCGAAAAGCAATAAGGAACATCAGAAAATTAGCAAAAGAAACATTTGCTTGTTTGTGGAACATAGGAACAGACATTCCAAACGATATTCCCGCAGATTGCTCTAAAATATTTAGAGACGAGGGTTTTGAGTTTAAGGGAGTTATTGCATGGGTAAAATCGGGCATTGGAACATCTACCTTACGATCAAACCATATAATTACGCATTATTTATACTATCCAAAATTTAGATGGGAGCCTATTTATATTTTTATAACCAGAAATTATCCACATTTTGAAAAGGAAGACGTTAATTATGTGAATCAACCTTTAGGTGATATATGGGAAATTAACCAGGTGTATGGTTCTCAACAGGAGAAAATTGGTCATATTGCCATATACCCTATTGAATTAGCTGAAAGAGGGATACGGTCATTTTCATTAAAAGGAAGTATTATTTACGAGCCATTTTTAGGCTCTGGGACAACTTTAGTTGCTTGTGAAAGGTTTAATCGTATTTGCTACGGAATAGAAATTGAGCCAAAATATTGTGATGTCATAATAAAGCGATATTCTAACTTTACAGGCATTTCAGAGGAAGAAATAAGAGCAACGAAAAGGTAATACAAATGGCATTTAAAATATCCGATATGAAGGCTACAATCAGATTGAAAATGTGGATTTTAGCTTTTTGGAATAGAAAGAGGGTAATAATTTATTTAATTCTAAAAACCTAGGGGTAACAATATAGACATATAGCTATATACTAAGTAAGAGGGTAATTATGACTAACAATAAGCTAAAGACAAACAAAGGTGGTAGACCATCGGTATTTAAAGAAGAGTATATAGAAGAAACTAGAAAGCTGGCTACTCTTGGTGTTAATGAAGAAGATATTGCATGGTATTTTGGAGTTCATCCGAATACATTCAAGAACTGGAAGAAAAAACATCCTCAGTTATTAGCTGCATTAAAAAAGGGCAAAGCAGACAGAAATGTAAGCTTAATGAAGGCAATGTTTGAGAGTGCAACAAAAAGGCATAATGCATCAGTCCAGATATTCCTGGCTAAAAACTGGCTTGGAATGACTGACCGTCAAGAGATGCTACATACTGGGGATGAGAAAAAGCCTGTCAGGCTGATACTTGAAGACTACAAAAATAACAATAACAACAATGCAAACTCAAAGAGTTAGATACAAAGAAATTCATCTATATGCTCACCAAGCAGCAGCACTGGGAAGCAAGAGCAGGTTCATCGGTTTGATAGGCGGTACTGGTGGTGGAAAAACATTCACCGGGCCATGGTGGTTATTTTCTGAAATAGAGAAGTATCCGAGAGATGAGTTTATTGTTGTAGCTCCGACCTATAAGTTACTCACTAGGACAACCGTACCGACTTTGAGAGATGCTTACAGAAGCACAGATTTAGAGGGTGAGTATAAACCGAGCTATAATGTTTATCTGCTGCCGACTGGTGGAAAGATATGGTTTGGTACAGCAGATAGGCCAGAGTCACTGGAAGCTGGGCAGTACAGAGCAGCTTGGCTTGATGAAGCCGGCCAGATGAAGTATATGGCTTGGGTTGCTATTCAAGCAAGGCTCGGTATGAAAGAGGGTAGAGCATTACTCACAACGACACCATACGGCTTAAATTGGCTGTACCATGAATTCTATTTGCACTGGAAGAAAGGCGACCCTAATTATACTGTGATAAATTTTAGCTCAATAGACAATCCATATTATCCTGCAAGAGAGTTTGAGAGAGCAAAGAGAGACCTGTCAGAAAGACTGTTTGATATGCGGTACAAAGGCCAGTTCAGAAAGATGGAAGGACTTGTCTATCCGGACTTTGACTCAAACAATATTGCTGAAGAAGAGTTTGAAATACCAGATGACTGGCTCAAGCTCGGTGGTACTGACTTTGGATTCAATAATCCCCATGCTAATGAGAAAGGTGCTCTATCTCCGGATGACATACTCTACATCTATGATGAGCTGTATGCCTCTCATACGTTGTTGAAAGACATATCAAAGCACATGAAAGACATCACCTATTTTGGTGATCCAAGTGGAAAGAGGGAAATTGAAGAACTTGTAGACATGGGAGTAAATATTCACAGCGGCGATAATGACATCCAGAAAGGCATTGAAGCTGTCAATGCAAGAATCAGAACGAACAGATTGAAGGTATTCAAGAGCAAATGCCCGAACCTACTGGACGAGATTGAGACTTATCATTATCAGACTGGCACAGAGAAGCCATACAAAGAGAATGACCATGCTGTTGACGCTCTCAGACAGCTTGTTCTAGCTCTTGATAAGAGAAGACACAAGCGTGGTAGGGTATATTTCACTGGCTTGGAAAAAAGAAAAAGGAAAGAAGCGAAGCTTGAGCAAAGGAAAAAGGAGGTGACGCATGTCAGAAAAGGCAAAGTCTACTGTCCATGGTGAGAAGAAGGTTGGTAAGGTCTACTACTTAAAGACAAGCAAAGGGCTGTTCCCACTCTCTGTACTGAGGAAGGCTGAGCGACGGTCGTCAAAGCAGTTAAAAGAAGAGGCAAGATTTCTTTCAGAGAAAGGCCTGAAGCCGCTGCCGTTTGATGTGAATGGGCTTCTTGCCTTGCAAGAGAACTGTTCTTATTTTGACTCCTGTGTCAGACAGATTGCAAAGGATGTTGTCGGCCCCGGCTGGACTCTTACTGAGGCGACCGAGGAAGCAAATGAAAAAGAGGTTGAAGAACAGAAAAAGAAGGCAAAAGAGTTCCTAGAAGACCCGAATGAAGAGCAGGAAGAAGCAATTGAAGATATTATTGAGAAGTGTATTATTGACTGGGGAGTGGTTGGCTGGTTTGCAATAGAAGTGAGCAGAGATCCGACATCAAAAGAAGTCAATGGGCTCTGGCATATTCCAGCACATACGATAAGAGTACACAAAAGCAAAGAACTGTTCTGTCAGGTAAGGAATAATAAATATCGCTGGTTCAAGCAAATCGGACTAGAGAAGAACTTTGATGCCAATACAGGCAAGGAAGTTTCAGCTAAAGCAAGTAACATTGCTAACGAGATAATCTTTTTTAAAAACTACTACCCTCGAAGCTCTTATTACGGTGCTCCAAACATACTTGGTGCAGTTGGAGCAGCCAGGGGGTTGATAAGCATCCGAGACTACAACCTATCATTTTTTGACAACTATGGTGTACCTGCTGCTTTAGTGATACTTGAAGGGGACTGGGAAGAGGACTCAACGAAGTACATTAATGATTTCCTTGATGTAGAAATCAAAGGCTCTAGCAATGCTCATAAGACTCTTGTGTTAGAACTGCCGACAGGAGGTTCATTAACCTGGAAGCCGCTATCAGTTGATGTGAAAGAGAGTTCGTTCAATCTGTATTACAAGCAATCAAGGGATGAGGTTTTAAGCTCTTACAAGATGCCACCGTACAGAATCGGAATTTCAGAAACTGGAAGCCTGGGAGGCTCAACGGCAAAGGAATCAACGACTATTTACCTCAATTCTACAATCGCACCACTGCAGAAAGCTGTAAACAGAATATTGACAAAGAGTATTGTACATAATGGACTTAACTGTGAGCATATCAATTTTCAGTTCAACAAGATTGATACAAGAGACTTGGACGCAGAAGTGAAACGCTGGCAAACTCTTTTCAGTCTAGGGGCAATCAATGCTAACTATATCAGAGATAAGCTAAATCTTGAGAAGGTAGACCATGGTGACGATTATTATATCGCAGCTACATACTTGCCTGTTGGTGAAGAGAGTATCACTAGAAGAGAGGCGTCAATTGAGGAATTGAATACGAAAGTAAATGAGATAATTGAAGAATATAAAAAATCAAAGAAAGGAGAATGATATGCCGCTTGTTATCTATTTCAAAAGACCAGAGATTTCACTGATTGTCAAAGGTGAACTTAGCGAGAGGAGAAAGAAAGCCATTGCGCAGGCGTTTGGTAAGGCGCTGGAATTCGACAGCATCGAGGGAAACCATAAGATACTTATACCAGTGAATGATGACACAAACATCACCTATATCAGCACCATGACCGATGAAGAGTTTGAAGATTTGAAGAGACAGAGAGAGGCAAAAAGAGCAAGGGGAGTGATAGAAAGGCCACAGATGATTATTCCGACAACAAAGAAGAGACATTAAAGAGTGCAGAAGTCTATCAAGAGAACATATACAAATGCCAAGCGGCTCAGAAGGCTGAATGAGAGAAAGTTGACTCCAAAAGTTAATGAGTTTATGAGGTACATGAGAAAACAGCTACAGAGAGGTTTGATAAGAGTGAAGGCAAGAAAGCCAGAGACATTCACAGAGCAGCTTGCTGACTGGGACGCGATAATAGAAGAAGGCAAAAGAATCTTGAAGCCGGAGCTTTTGAAGATTCTTGCTGAAGGCGGCAAGGCTGTGGTAGAGAGGAAGGTAATCAAACAGGAAGCAGAACCACGCTTTGATGTGCTTGGTGTTCCAGCAGTCAAGTGGGCTGAAAAGCATACGGCAAAGCTGGTGACTGAGGTGATAGAAGAGATGAAAAAAGCGATAAGACAGGAAGTCAAGGCTGGCATTGACTACGGCAAGAGCATTCAGAAGATTGCAAAAGAGCTGCGGCCTATTGTCGGATTGACGTCTCGTCAAGCTGGAGCTGTAGCAAAATACAGGGCTTTGTTGGAGGAGCAGGCGCTGCCAGAGCAGAAGATTGCTTCATTGGTAGAGAGATATGCTAATAGACTGCATAGATATCGGACTCAATTGATAGCAAGAACTGAGACTCGTCGAGCTCTTAATGAAGGAGTTTTTCAAGGTTTTGAACAAATAGGAATAGGGAAGGTGGAAGGCGTTTCAAGTCCAGACTCTTGTGAGTGGTGCATGGAAAATATAAATGGCCGGGTGGTGAGTACCGATATGGCCAGGTCGATAGATGCAGAGGCTCACCCGGGATGTGAATGTACTTGGGTTGCAGCATCATAAAAAATGGAGGTGAAAAATGCCATATAAATTTAATCCAATAACAGGGAAAATGGACTATTATGAAGCAGGAGATGGAGGAGGGGATATAATAACGCCATGGAGCTTTAGGCGTTCTGGAAGATACTACACGTATTGGGGAGACAGAGATTTGAGCACAATGAGTCTTTCAAGAGACTATATATATGCAATGCCATTTATTGTACCAGTCACGCAAGAGTTCGATAGGATTGCTTTCAATCTCGTAGTCGCACAGACAAATGGAGCAGCACGTCTTGGAATTTATAATGATGAAGATGTCTATCCGTCAAGCCTCGTGGTGCAGACGGCTGAAATAGATTGTTCTAGCACTACAGGCCAAAAAGAAGAAGCAATCTCTGAGGAGCTACCGCCGGGTCTTTATTGGCTGGCAATCAATACTAAGGGAGACAGCAATTTAACTGTTAGCGTTTTGAGTTATCATAATAACTATTCAGTCTTGAATTATATGTTGCTTGGATATGATTGGAGTAATTTTTTAGCTGGGAGCGCAACGCACTATAAAGTAAGCTGCACATACGGGTCTCTACCAGATTCATTCCCAGCTGGGGCTACGATATTAAATACAGAACATTTAATAGCTATCTGGCTAAGGAAAGCATAAGGAGGTAAAAATGGCAAGAACAACAATACCGTTTCATGTTAGTTCTGGACAATATGCAGTCAGAATGACCTTTATTCCGATTGGAAAAGACTGGTATCCAGAGTATATCGGTGAGTTCGCTCCATGTGACCAGAACAGGGTGCTGCAACCGGTCTGCAGAATTACGAAAGTGTCTTACGACGGAAACGGCAATCCCTTGAGCATTCTATATGCAAACGGCTGTGCTAAGCTCAATAAGATATGGGCGAATAGGACAACTTATAATTATTGATGGTGCATGTAGCAGAAAAGCTGTGTCCGAAATGTGGAGGCAGGATGGTGATACTACCAGCATGCTGTGCTATAAGGCGCAAAGGATTTAAGAAGATGCTCAAATGTCCACGCTCGAAATGCGGACATAAAGAAGGCTACAGGGAGATAAAATAATGAGAATAGAAGAAATAACAGCGAATAAATTGAAGGAAGTGCCTGACAGAGAGCTTTACAGCCTGAGGCTCAGGTTCGTACAACTGTACAACAAGAACTTCAAAGGCAATAGAAACACAAGAGTTGGCACTTTGAGCCGCAGCGATTTTCTGCAAAAGTATAAGCTGTTAGTGAAAGAGATGAAGGATAGAAATCTGACTCATGCAAAGGTTACTGATATTGATGTCGAGGTGTTTAGGAAAGCAATGTTTGGGGGGCTTGATGTTGGCACTCTTGGTGATGTTGTTGTTGTAGAAAATTATCTTGCAATTGCTGGGTCGTTCGTCAAGTCACCAACGGAGGCACAAGATATTGATATCATAGTTAGAGACAGTTCTTCAAACAGAGATGAGGGGCTTGAGCTCAAAGTTGGTAGGCTCTTAGAGAAAGAGACAAAAAAGCTGCCTCATTTCGTCTATTCACCAAGAGGCCCGCATAGTTCATATATACCGCTTTTTGACCTGGTATTGAGGAGCAAAGCTGAGACAAAGAGGATAAAAATCAGAGAGAGCCAGAAAGTAGAGAAGCAGTCTGGACTTAAGCTGACTCTAATAGGGACTGGAGCGCTTGACTCACCAAGAAAAGATGAATGCTTGCTTATTGAATATCACCAAAAGATGTTGGAGAGCTTACTGACATTTTAGTTTGTGACCCTGAATCAGATTTCATGAAAGATGCTAAAAGACTGGGAGAAAAGTTTGGAATTGAGCCCGATGTAAAGAGCGTATCAAAAGATGGGCTGAAAATAACTCCGTTCAAAGTCAAGCACACTTCCCATGATACTTACGGCTACGAAATTCTGGTCGATGGCACTAAGACTATCTATGCTCCTGAGTTCTTTGAATTTCCCACAAAGCAAGTTAGGGATGCAGATATTGCTATACTTGAAGGCTCGGCCTGGTCAAAGCCGATCATATTTGCAGGCAAAGTTGGAGGTCATGCAGCCGTTCTTGATAGCTGGGAAAAAGCTAAAGAGGCAAATGTGGATAGGATAATCTTCACTCACATAGGGAAGACCACCGAGGCCCATCTCAAAGAGGCAAAAGAGATGGGGATTGAAATAGGTCATGATGGCCAGGTGATAAAGCCTAAAGCAAAAGTTAAAAAGAAAACTCTAACTCTCGGGCGTGCCTTTACTCCCCTTAAATCTAGGGGCGGTTATGGCGCTTATGAATTTGCTGACATCGAAGCTCTCTGGACAACATGGGCTCAGGGCTATATTCCAGAACCTGGAGTTGCTGTTGAGGTGAAATATGACGGCTTCAGAGTCCAGGTACATAAGAAAGGCGATATGGTCAAGATTCTTTCAGAAGATGCAAAGAGGGATTTAAGTCCCAGGCTTGGTGACGTAGTCAAAGAAATCAAAACCATCAAAAAGAACTGCATTCTTGATGGTGAACTTCTCGTCTATGTAGATGGCAAAAAAGTAGAAAGACGTGACATGCCAACTTATTTGATGACTAAGAACCCTAAGCCATTTAAGGCTGAGATCGAGGTATTTGATTGTTTGTATTTTGATGATAAAGCTCTGAATGAACTGCCTTGGGAAGAGCGGCAAAAATATCTAGATAAAGTATTTTCAGGCATTGATGAGTTGCTCTTACACAGAGTGAAGCCGATAATAGCCAAGACAAAAGATAAATTTTTTGCAGCCGTGAAGAAATGCTCATCAGTAGAGCATTCCGAAGGGGCAATGCTCAAGGTTATCAATTCAAAGTATCCTCTTGATGGCAAGACTTCGGAATGGGCAAAATTCAAAAACTTCAAAGAGCTTAGAGTAAAGATTACTGACAAAGAAGCGAAAAAAGGCGGTGGCTATATCTATACCTGTGCTCTTAAAAATAACATTCCGATAGGGCGAACTTATGCAACAAAGATTGATGCGAAAGTTGGGGATATCCTTGAAGTTGCAGTTGCTGAAGTCCGTTATGATAAAGAAAAAGATGTGTTCAGTTGGGATAATCCACTCGTACGCTCTATGAAATCAGCCGGTACTGCTCTCACTACGAAAGAGCAGGCTATAGCTCTATCAAGACTAAGAAGAACAAAAGCGATGTATGTATGCGAATGTCTGCAATGCGGTTATACCATCGAATCAGATACTCACTGTAGAGAAATAAAATGTCCGAAATGTGGCGGTGAAATGAGAAGGCTAGAGCGTCCTGGTGCTGGCTATGTAGAGAAAGAAGAAATCGGCAACATCAGCTTCAAAGAGGGTGACTCCGGCACCGGCATTGCCCAAATTCATATCATGGGTTTGACTGAAGAGGAAGCAGATAAATTGAAAGAAGAGAGCAACCGGTTAATGATGGCAAGGGCTGATATTGACAAACTCAAAGCGGTACTTATTCGAACCATCGGTAATCATGGTGCTCATATTGACCTCAGACTCAGAAGGAACAAAGAGAATTCCTGGCAGGGTGCTGAAATCTTTATCGGTAACATTGAAGGTTTGCCAAAGTTGAAAGAGCTGCAAGAAGGCAAAAAAAAACTCAGAGCACCATGGAAGCAGAGCAGAGCTGGAGAGCCAGAGACAGAAGTAGTGCGTGGTCCTCTAGGCTGGATGGAAGCGGGAGCGAAAAAAGTAGCATTCTTCAAACCTGGAACTCCAGGAGCAACTGCAAATCAATGGGGTGCAATGATAAGAATCGATACTTTCAATTGGCTTCTCTATTATGCTGAAGAGCATGCAAAGAAGTTTCATTTTTCAAAAGCTCGTTTTCTCAATGGCAACTGGCTTTTTGCTTTCGTGCCTGTTGGCGATAAAGAAAGAGTCTGGATGATGAGCAAGCTCAAAGATGACGATCATAAAAAAGAAGCAGAGAAAAGCAAACACAGTAGAGAAAAATGCATGCAATGCTCAAAGCCTCCTATTTACGAGGTTCTTTGGGCTAACGGTATGGGTCATGCATGGTTCTGTAAAGAACATTTCAGAAAGTGGATAAGTCCGGACAATAAAGAACATTCCGGGGGATTTGATGATGTCGACTCTGTGAAAGAAGTACAGAATGGAGAAGCTGCGAAACGTTTCAAAGACAATACGAATCCGAATGTAAAAGACAAACTAAGAAAAGAGCTTCTTAAATCATTTGGTTTGAAAATCCTAAAGATTGATAGGAAGAAGCATCTAGTAGGCGGTGTTGTCTATGAGCCGGAGACTGTAGATTCTCAAGGCGATTATACGGATGCAGAAGAGATTGAAAAAGCGATAGAGAGATTCATGGAAAAATATTCAAAAGATCCAAAGAGAATAAGGGTCAATCATAAAGGCCAAGCTTATTATTTTCCGATTATAGAGTGCTTTCAGCCGGAGACAGATATCAAGAAAGGCGGCAAGACTGTAAAAGCTGGCTCTTGGTGGCTCATGGTAAAAGTTACCAATAACAATATTTGGCAGCTTGTAGAGTCAGGCAAACTGACAGGCTTTTCTATGGGTGGTAGAGCAAGTGAAGCAAAACAACCTTGACAAAGTAATTAATTGCTTTGTATATTAATATCAGAATGAGATTGAGAGATTGAAACTGATGAATGAGGAAATACTTACTTTCGCTATGCTCAGTGTTCAAGTCTTTCAATGCTCATTACGTCTATGAATGCCTCGTTTGAGACAAAGCAAGAGGGGATTCAAGCTTATACTTCAATAAGACGGGAGGTCTAAGAAGACCATGCCACGTAAATTGGAAGATCTCGATGTGGCAGAAATTTCACTTGTGGATAATGCTGCCAATCGAAAGAAATTTTACATTATCAAAAGGAGAAAAGAAATGGATGAATTTATTAAACTTCTGAAATCTTTCATGGGTGAAGATGATGAAGAATTCAAACTCTCTGAAGAAGATATTGCAAAGGCCGGAAAGCTTGATGAAAAAGCAATCAAAGCTATTCAGGGCGCTTTGAATATCTTGAACAAGTACAAAGATGTATACCCAGCAGATGTGTTAAAAGCGATTAAAACGCTGACAAAATATGCATCATATGGCTACAGTTACCCTGCGGCTAAGTCAGAAGATATCATTGAAGAGCTCACAGATGTGGAAAAAGCCGGACGCAAGCTCTCTAAAGCTACAATAGAACAGCTCAGAAAAGCGCTTGAAATCATAGAAAGCTTAATCAAAGAGAAAGAAGAAGACGTCACCAAGGGTGAAAAGTTACCACCTGAGGTAGTGAAAAAGTTAGAAAAGCTTGAGCAGTTAGAAAAGGCTGAACAGGAAAGAATTGAAAAAGAGAAAGAGCAGAAAGAGAAAGAGAGAGAAGAACTAATCAAGCAGCTGAAAGAGAGAGTAGAAAAGCTAGAGAAGATGAAAGGTATCAAGAAAAGCATTGACAGCCAAGATGATGATGACAAAGATAAAGACAAAGGGGTAAAGTGGCCTTCACTCATTTCACAGGAGGATTAAACAATGAAAAGCACAAAAGATTTGCTTTCCCGATTTAAAGTTGGGAAAAGCTTTAACCTTATCTCTATGCCGACTATTTCTTTAACTGAAGAAGAAGCTGATCGATTCATCGACTATATAGTTGATGAGAGCGTGATGAAGACCTACGCTAGGGTTGAGAAGATGACCACAGCTCAGAAGAACATCAGAGCAATCGGTTTTGGTTCTGGACATTTCCTATATCCAGCTGACAAGTTCAATGAGAGCAAGTACAAAAAGCAGTGGACACATAACAAAATACAGCTTCGCACAGAGAAAGCAAGGGGTGCTATAGCTGTCTTTGATGATGACCTTGAGGACATCAGGGTTCTTGCTAATGAAGATGATTACCTTGATCACCTGATGAAAATCGTTGCAAAAAAAATTGCTAATGAACTTGAAGAAGCTTACTACATTGGTGATACTCACGGATTGAACGGTTTTGCAGATGATGACATCCGCAGTATGTGGGATGGCTGGCGGTATATAATCAACCACAGCCAGAGCGGCCAGCAATACTACAATTCAGTCACCGGCGGTGCTTATATCAAAGACGCCTGTCTCTGTGAGAGCGGCGCTTCTTGTCCTAGTGGCAAATCAGACCCAGATGCTGAGTTCAGCTTCCCTGGGCTGATTGCAGAACAAGATCCTAACCCACCCTATAACTGGGAATTCAAGTATCACCGCATGCTGAAGAACATGCCGTCAAAATACAAAGCCAATAACGGGCTTGCTAACATGGTGTTCATGAACTCTGATCTGGTAACTCAGGACTATATTGAGGCTCTAAGTCAAAGAGGAACAGCTTTGGGGGATGCGATTTTCACCGGTAAAGCACCAACTGCTTATGGTAGAGTTCCTATTGTAGATGTACCTCTTATGCCTACTAACCTCGGTCAAGATGATGACGGCACTTATGGCTTGTTGGGTGGTGGTGAATACACTGACGTTCTGCTCACTCCTAAAAACAACCTGATCATCGGCTTGCAGAGAGAAATCAAAATTGAGACCCAGAGAGTACCTGCTGATGAGGCTACCTATGTGTTCTACAGCCTCAGAAGTGATGTGACTATTGAGAATGTAAATGCTGTTGTGTTCTTGAGATGTCTTGAGCACAGATGCTAAGAGATGAGAGCAAGAATCACTAACTACAGTTATAGGAATGTATTCCCGACTTGCCTCGGCAATCTTTTCATTCCGAGAGGCAAAGAGATAGAGCTTGATGATACACGGGTAATCAAGGAGATGAAGAGATTCCCTCAAGTAGAAATTAAAGTTTTGGAAAATGAACCGATGGTTCGCTACTCTATCTATTCTATCAATGAACTGAGAAGCATTGCCGCAAGAGCGGGAATCAAGGGCTCTTTCTTCAAATCAAAGAAAGAGCTAATCAAATTATTGGAGGAAAAAGATGGAATTTCCACATGCTAACATTGATGACAATGCCAAAGAGCTCTTCATCAGAGACATATATTTTCTGAACTACCATATCAATCATGAC